AGACTCAGGCGATTGTAGTATTTCTCCTGATCTATCCAGTCCATTGAGTGCTGATATGAAGCATCTACAATTTCATTTCTGACCCTGTATTTTTCACGCTCCATCTTAAGCCATTCTTCTGAACCCCATTTATAACGAGCCTGAACACGCTCATAAGCCGCAAGCTCTTCTTCAAGACTCAGGCGATTGTAGTATTTCTCCTGATCTATCCAGTCCATTGAGTGCTGATACTTTTCGTCAACTAATGCTTTATAAACCGTATAAGCTTTCTTCTCAGCCTTCAGACGCTCTTCTGTTCCTTCTGCATATCGAGCAATAAATGTTTCCCAGATTTCCAATTCTTCGGCAAGGCTCAACTCGTCGAAATGTTTTGCATCTGTGATGTATTTCTCAACTTCTTCAAAAGTTCCACTTGCTGCTTTCTTGACTTTATCAGCCATTTCTGCTGTAGCATTAACTGCCTGCCAAGTTTCATCACGAATACCTTGAGCAAGACCTTCTGCCACGAATTTACCTATAGAGATAAATGCTTTTGATGGTGATGCGATACCAAGAAAACTCTTAATCGTGCTTAACGCTTTAGAGCCTATTTCTTTAGCAGCATTAACAACGCCACTAATTTTATCCTTAATACCTTTAATGAAACCATTTATCAATTCACCACCGGCACTTACAAAGCTTGAAACTTTTGACTTGATATTGGAAACAACCTGAGATATCATTGATGAAACTGTGCTGATAATAGAAGAAACTTTGCTCTTCAGACCATTTATAAATCCGCCAAACACATTAGCACCGGCACTAAGGAAATTACCGATAGAACCAGTAATAAGTGTAATCGCGGCATTTATAACAGCATTCATCAAATTACCAATTGCCGCCGTAAGTACAGGCGTATTAGTTGATATACTATCCGCAAGACCATTGATGAAGCTAATCATCATTTGGAAACCAGCGTCAACTATTCTTGGTAGTTCGTTTCCAAGTGCGGTCAAGAATTCAGTTATGATATTCACACCAGCTTCTACAACACCGCCGATATTATCAGCTATACCCTGTAAGAATCCGGTCATTATCTGTAATCCAGCTTCAACCATTTTAGGTACAAACTCGACAATACCATCAAGAACAGCAGAAAGACAAGTAACAACTGTATCAACAATTTTGGGCGTTATGTCTGCTATAACACCAAGTATCTCAGTTAATATAACCGTTACCGTTTCAGCAACCTTAGGGGCAACATCGATTATTGCTTGGAGAATTGCATTTAGGATTTGAGTAACCGCGGTCATTATAGCTCCTGCACCTGCTCCTATTGCCGCTGCCATTGCCACTATACCCATACCAATAGCCGCCGCGAGAGAAGGAATCATACCAATAATACCCTCAACAACCGTAACAAGTGCCGCCGCGCCTGCTGTACCGGATACAGCTAAAGCCGCCAATGCCGTGGAGAAAGCTAAAAGTCCTGCTCCAGCAGCAAGACAACCCACTCCAAGTAACGCAACAGCCGCACCCAACGCTAAAATCATCGGAGATATTGGTCCGAGTAATAGACCCGCAACACCAATAACACCGAAAGCACCAGCCATAGCTACCAAACCTTTCGCAATACCTTCCCAAGACATTGTACTAAGTGCAAGTAGTGCGGGGGTTAAGATTGCTAAAGCTCCGGATATAACAAGAATTGCCGCTGCTCCGGGTAATGCCGATGTCATAAGTGCAGTAGCTCCAGCCATAATTAACAACGAACCTGCCATTGTGGTCATACATTTTCCTATTTCTTCCCAAGAAAGTGTAGCCATCACCTTTAAAGCACCTGATAAAACCAAAAGTGCTGAGGATATAACAAGCATTGAAGCGGCTCCTGCTAAAGCAGAAGTCATCAAATGCATAGAGCCTACCAATATAGCCAGCGAGCCTGCTAAAACTGTTAGTCCTCTGCCTATCTCGTCCCAAGACATAGTGCCCATTATTTTTAAAGCACCGGACAAGACAACCAATGCAGAAGATATAATAAGCATTGATGCTGCACCAGCTACCGCAGATTTCATCAAATGCATAGAACCTATTAATATTGCTAATGAACCAGCCAAAGTCGTAAGACCTCGACCGATTTCATCCCAAGACATAGACCCCATAACCTTTAATGCACCGGATAAAATAACCAATGCTGTTGAAAGTCCTATTAGGCTTCCCGTTTTGGTGGTCGTGTCTTTTGGCAATAGATAAATTGCGCCGATTAAGGTTCCTAATCCAGCAACTGTAGCTGTCAAACCTCTACCAATCTCATCCCAAGATAATGATGCAAGGTTTTTCATAGCCGCCGAAAGAATAAGAACCGCAGTAGATATTCCTATCATAGCTCTTGAAACTTTACCCATAGATTTAAATCCACTTCCACCGGCTATTTTCTCGAATATGGTCATAGAACCGAATAATTCAATAAATAGACCTGTAATAGCTCCAAGAGAAGAAGTTAATTTACCTTCATCAATCATTGATAAAACAACTAACGAGCCAGCCAAGATAGCAATAGCAGAGGCTATTTTTAACAAAGCTCCAGCTTTTAACTGTGATTGAAAAGCCTGTAGACTTCCACTCACACCATCCAAAATATCCCGTATGCCACCTATAATTCCCGGTCCATTAGATGTAATATTTGTTAATGATTTAATGAATTTGTTAATGCCAAGTAAGATTCCTGCAAACAATCCGCTGTTTACAGCATCTACAAGTGAATCGAAGCCTAAACTGTCCATAGCACTTGAGACAACACTCTTAATTTTACTAAAGACAAATTGGATTCCGCTTACTACTTTTTCAATCACACCAATTATACCGCCAAGGTTATCGACACCATCAGATATACCTTTTAAAGCATTTCCTATTGCTGTTGCAACTGGTGAAATAATAGAACCCAAGGTTCCAAATACAGTAGCAAATATATTGGTTCCGCTTAAAGCTTCGTTTATCTTGCTTATAAATTCACCAATAGACCCAGATACTGATAATATTCCGCCTCCAACCGGAAGAACGGCATCAATAAGTGTTATCGCACCTTGTACAAGACCGCTAATAACTTTAATGCCAATCTGGACAATAGAAAAGAGTCCTTTGAATACATTCTTAAGACTCTCTGCTGCTGGACCGCTTAATATTAAATTTGCAGTTAAATCTCTCAATCTCTCAGTAAAATTCATAAGCTGTTGTGCCGTTGCAGGAGGGAAGATTTCGCTAAATGCTTCTTTAATTGGTTTGACAACCGACATAATTGCTTCAAAAGCATTACTGAGCGCTTCGATTAAAACCGTTCGACCACCCAAATCGCTCCAACCCTGAAGAACTTCGTTTCTCGCATCTGCTGATGCACCAATCATATCTCCGAGAACCTTCGATACATTTGAGAACATTTCTTTTGCTTCTTCAAAGTCACCAACAATGATTTCCCAAGTTTGTGACCATCCGGATTGAGCTGATTCTTTTAATGTGTCCCATAACTGGGTAAAGGTTTTAACTTTTGTTGCCGCGTCTTCCATAGCCTGAGCTTCTTTAACAAGAGCATCGGCTTGTTCCTGTGTCCATTTTCCGGATTCAATCATACTTTGAGCGTATTTCTTTGCACCGTCAACGGTAAATTTATTTAAAGTTTCGTTAAGAATGTCGGCTGTTATCCAACCTTCTTGTAAAGATTCTCTAAACGAACCATTTTTCTTAATCATATCATCGACAGCTATACCATGGTCTCTGGCGGTGGCTTTCAACGCTTCTTGGAACTTTTCACCACCCATACCGGCATTAACTACCGAGTTCCAGTCCATAAGTTTAACTGTACCTGCCGCCAATGCCTGTGATAACTGATACATCGCGGTAGAAGCTTGCTGTGAGCTTGAACCGGAAGCGGCTGCCAAGTTTGCTATACCTTGAATTGCCGCCGCGGATTCTTCCAATCCTACACCCGCAGCCGTAAATGTACCAATATTTCTTGTCATTTCAGCAAAGTTATAAATCGTTTTGTCGGCATATGTATTTAACTCACCAATAACACGAGTAACATCTTCCATAGAAGTTCCTTTACTCGCAGTATTTGACATAATTGTCTGAATAGAATTTATTTTGGTTTCGTATTCATTAAAACCCGTTTTTATAGGGTCAAGGGTTAAAGCCGACACCATTCTTTTTCCAGCATTTACTGCTGAGTTTGTAATATTAGCTAAAGCGGTTACTGCCATAACTTCAAGTCCCGAGAATTTTGCCTGAATAGTTTCTACAGCCGTACTCATACCAGACATATTACAATTCTTAGCAGCAGAGGCAACATTCTCTAAACCTTTTATCGCTCCGGTAAGATTTAAACTCCGTTTGAGTTTCTCGATTGTATTTAAACTGGTTTGAACATTTGCTTCAAACTGTTTATTGTCAAACCGCATCTCAAGAACTTTCGATTCAACTTCTGCACTCATAGCTTAGTAACCTCCTTCCATGCTTCTTTTACAATTTTGTCAAAAATAGGCTGAATTGCAGGATTGATATAATCTCGACCCTGAACCCAGCCGCCTGTTCCCGTACCGTGACCATACTGTAATATGATGGCAATGGGAACTCCATTTTGAATATTTGAATTGTGAAACGAAATCGTTGCCGAACCGCTTCTGTTTTCTATCTCGTAATACCACGAGTTTGCTGTTTGTCCGGAGTCTACTGGTGTCGCAGACGCAAGGGCGGCTACACCTTCTCGACCATATTTGTCGAGGTCTCCGAGGCGAACAGCCTCTTTAGCTTTTTCTAAGAACCGAGTGATTTTAGAAAAGTCGCCCTTTTGTCTGAAACTAATCATATAGATACTCCTTATCCAGTAGTGTTGTACTTCTTCTTACGAGCTTCATTTATCATTCGATTACGACTCATAATCTCTTTCATAGACTTCTTTTTGCGTGGCTTTTGCTTCGCATTACAAACTTTAATAAGAGTAAGTAATCGATTTAAATGCCATTTCTGATATTCGGAAGGTATTCCAAATGCAATCATCCAATAATAGATAAGTTCACTCGTAACTTGCTCACTATTACCTTTTCCTTTTGGTTCGTCGTCATCGCTAAACCAAGTTGCAGTCATAGGAGCATCAACATACTTATTTACCTTTTCAATGTGTTCATCCGTTATTAATGAGTAAATCATCGGATTAACATTTTGGGTTAGGGTCATACATTTTATATAGTCAATGGTTTCTTCTGTGGTCTTCACACCTTTTGTAATAAAAGGTTTACACCACTTTGATTCCCATTTGGAAAGAGAGACAAGAGAATGTTCTAATGTTAAAACCTGCTCTTTTGTTTTGATGAACATTTCATTTTTCTCATCCCAAAATTCTTGAGCTGGTATTGTCAAGCGAAGCATTTCTTATTCCTCCAATTATTTTCATCTTAATTTGTGGCGGGATGCGGAGCTGGTGCCTGCTTATCCGGTTTTGGAATAACATCATTGAAGAAGTCAGCAGCCTTTTTATCATCCTGAGCAAGCGACATATACAGAATCGAGAATGCTTCTGTCTGTGCGAATCTCTCAGATAATGGTCTACCTGTCTTTTCGTCGATTTTATTAAAGTATTTACCATCCGGACTCTTTTCGCCGTATGCTTTCAAGATAAAGCTCTTGAAAATATCAGCAATAGCTGGTACATTTTTTGCCTTTACGATTTGCTGTACCATTTCAACAAGACCGCCATTTGTTGTCATTTCCATTTCATAAACCTCTTGTTTAGAGAGATTAAAATAGAAGTCCTCTGTTCTTTCATTACCGTTATAATCAGGGTAAGTGATTGTTTCTTTACGCATTTTTAATTTTCTCCTTTCAAAATTGAAAAATATAAACGGAGATGCCAGCATTACCTGAATACATCCCCGTCCTATTTAAAATATTAGCCCTGTGCTACTGCGCTGGACTTAAAGATTGTGATGAGTTCTTCAGGAAGCGGTAAACGAGGTTCTGCTTCTTCTGAACCATAAAGAATTGCTTCAAGAGCTGCAAGCTCGTCAGCATTAACAGTTGTACTGTTGATTGTAACTGTTGCTGTAGGCTTGAATCCCGGAACAGTTACAGGTGTTGTTGAAACAGACCAAGATAAAGTCATAGCTTCAGGTGATTCGTTTACTGAAGAATGACCTTTCTCTGATGGAGAAGCAAGACATCCATAAACGAGATGAAGCTTATAACCGTGGTCAACGCCATCAACATCGTTACCAACTTTAGTAACATAAGAGAAGCCAAATGTTTTACGCTTCTGCTGACCGATTACAACGCCGGGTGCAATTTCCTTAGAACCGTCACATTCCTCAAACTGTTTAGGATATGTGTACGCCTCAATAGTAGCGTTATAATCTTCATTTGACATCAAGTTGAGATACTTGATATCGTCTGCCCACAAAGCTGTAGGCTCTGCACCGGAAGGACTTTCTGTAACAGCAGTAAGACCGTTCCACGGCACACCACCCTTATACTGATTGTCGGTAAAAGGATAAAGTACGCCTTTTTCTACGCCGGCTTCAAAGAAACGCTCGCCGACATTATCCCAAGTGATTTTCATTTAGGTATCCTCCTTTAATGATTAATAATAAAAACATCGTGATTGAGGTTGTCCAGTTTGTAATGTTGAACGAATCTACAATGCGGAAGCAACGAAACTCTTGCAACAATTTTACTGTTTGGACTTTTATCCATCACGATGACTTTGTATGCGTGCGATTGCAAATAAACTTTGTTATCTGCGAAAGTGTTTCCGATATTATCTCTCGAATACACTATTGCTGGGTATGTCATTTCGACATTTGTTGGAGGCTGAAAATAAGCTTCCCGACTACCAAGACAATCGCACAAAATCTCGTGTAATTCGAGTCTACTTTTTTCAAGTTGATTTTCGCTCATTGTATTTACCTCCCAATGTCAATATAAGTCTCGGATACTGAACTTCGACATTAGAAACTTTCCAGTTTGTACCCATAAACTCAACATATCGTATGTCGTGAAAATTATCTCTGGCAAATGGGTCGGCTACGATGCTAATCTCATTTGCAACTACGATATTATCATTGAGTTCGTTAGAGCCTTGGAGTCGCCGGGTGTTTCGATTTAAATCACCACGGTATTCATATGTAATGATTTTTTCTTCAAAAACCCCCGAAGATGTTTCTATCATCTTAGCGTAGCCGATTTTTCCGTGCCATTTTGCCATTTTGAATTTTCTCCTCTATTAGCCGGCAGCTACTGTTTCTTCAAGAACGATAGCAGAGAACGGCTTAATAAGTGCGCCAGAACAACGAGTTTCAATCAAATACTTCTGAGCGTTGTAGTCGATATCGAAGTCGTCGAACATATTAACAGCACCACCCTTATCGGCACCAACATTGTAATCGTTAAGATTTACGATGATACCAAGAAGTGCACGATTGCCGCCGTCGTATTCACGAGTAGCACCTTCCATAACAGGAACAGTGATGATTTCCTTTACACGAAGCTTCTTAGCAAGCTTGGTTTCGTCTTCGTAAAGGTCACGACCGTTGTTGTCTGTAAGAAGAAGCATTTCAGTAAGCATATCTTCTGTTGTATACAGAGTAGGACTACCAGAACCCTTATAGTTCTTACGAGCCTTGATAGCTGACTTGATGAATGCTTTAGCACGACCTTCCTCGGTTCCGTCAGATTCAACGAGTCTGTTGATTGTGAAGAGTTTCTCGTCATCTGTCCAGATAGGACGAATACAATCCTCTTTAATCTTATCGTCACTGTCGCCAAGACGACCGTCACCAATCAGATATGCACGAGCCAATTCCTCGTCGAGTTTGCCTCTCATTTCAGCTTTAATCCAAGCGATTACATCGAAATCCACGATATCGATTACATCGTCTCTTTCCAACTTCTGCTTCTTATAAACAGTTGTAGGAGCTGTTGTACGCTTAAGTAAGGTGAATACTTCTTCCTTCTTAAGATTACCTTTCATATAACCAAGTGCTCTTGCTTCATCTGCTGTGATATCAGCAAAGAGTGACTTGATACGAGAATAAGGTGTGTGGTGAACAGAAGCCATAACCTTCTTTACCCAACCTGTGTCGCGGTCAATAAAGATAGGTGTAGGAGTTACATTTCTTCCGTCATCTTTACCGAACGGGAACAAAGTTTCGATTTCAGTGATGCCGTGCTGAAGAGCACTTTCTTTCATGCTACCATAACGCTTTGCATCGTTAATTACAGCCATCATATCAGAGTGGCTAATAGCGCCAGACTGTGTATTCTTAACACCGTTCTGGTCAAATACATTGTTTTTCATTGTGTTATCCTCCTTATGAGATAAATTATTTTT